CACTCAAGGCGCGGATGGAGAAATCTCTCCTCCACATCGAGAACTTGCAAAAACAAGAGCGTCTCGAACTCGTAACCAACTGGTTCCTTTTCTTGAGTCCTTTCCTCCTCGGGTTCCTTGGGTTGAACTCAGGTGTTGGAGCCTACCTGCTATCATACTGGATAGCAGTTGCGTTTCGCAACTATCCGGAACTCCAACGGGTGTTGGTATTTTGGGCTCACAGCTTCTCAAAGTGGTGTGGTTACCACGAGGCTTGGTGCTACTTTCCTCAGGAGGAGGGGCGGTACCTGATAATATTTTCACTCGGGTTTAACATTGTAGTATCAACTATGATGAACGTCTCCCCTCATTGGGTAGTTTCACTGGCGGCAATGATAGGCGTGATATATTCAATCCATCATTCTCAGAAGCTGGCGTTCAAGAATAAGACATGGTTAGCGATAATGGTGATAGTCTATCTTATGGATGGACTACCATTGTTGCATCGACTGGTTTTCTTTGTTTTGAAAACGCTGGTGACTGCGCAATTTTGGGTTCACACCTACTCTGAGATGCAGCAAACTATTTCTTCATTTGTTGGATCCTGGGGAGGTTTCTTTGTCGCACTTTGTCCACAGAAGCTGCGGGATTATCCGCAAAAAATGTGGGATTGGTTCGGATGATCCATCGTTCTCGGGGAATAGCAATTTTAATGGTTGTGTACCTCATGGATGGTCTCCAGATCCTGCATCGATTGACGAAGGAGTAAGAAAATTTCTCAGAAAAAAAAAATTATAAAAAATATTTTTATCGTATCATATATAAAAAAAATATATATATTTTTCTTATATGAATTATCTTTACAATCTTGCTTATTCAGCTATCAATTATCTTCTTGATTTTACACTCTATTATAAAATATGTTTCCAAGAGAGCCAATATTTTAAAATGGCATATGAATATCTTTATCCACCAAAAAATATTGTATATGCTAAATTGTGTAATAATGACAATATAGTAGATATTACTGATAGATTTACAGATATGATGAACGGTGGAAAAATTAATTGGAAAGATTTACTAATCGAAGAAGCAAAAAATATGCACCAATGTGAGAATTTTCATCTTGATATTAAATACGTGATAAAGGACAATTGCTTCAGAATTATTTATAAATATAATAATGATAATGATATACAATTTCCACCATATAATAAAGAGACAATTGATGAATATAATAGTAATAATAAGTATAAGAAAACTATTCTATTCGCGGAATTAAATAGTCAAGATGGCAATGAAGATGTTACAGAGTTGATTAAAGAGTATTCTGGACCATTAAGCAATTTTTATCAAGATTGTGAGAATATTAATATTCATGGATGTTTAATTAAAAATGATTTGGAAAATATATATTAGTAGAAAATAAGAAATTATCTATTACAGATTCACATGTTAATGATTTTGAATTTAATAATCAAGATATATTAAACTTGAAATAATTTTCTATCTATATTATATAATAAAAAATGGCAAGTCGCAATGTTCTTGGTGATAGAAGTCGTACATCTTATACTGTATCAGCAGCTGCCCCAATTGATTATAATATGAGTAAGGGTGTTTATGGATCTTATGGTGGTTTAGTTCTTAAACCACCTGGTAATTCCAGTTGGAAAGCATATCCCGATGAAACTCCTCTCTTAAAAAATCCTATCTTTGTACCTCAAGGTGCTGGTGTTCCATTAAAAAATGAGGAAGTTCCTGTCAATATTCCAAATGATTCAATGTTTGTTTTTGCTAAAAATAGATCCAGTCCATATTGCAAATCAAGTTTCAGCACCAGCACAGGTCAAGTTTGCACTACTAAGGAGCAAAGAGATTTAATTGGGTTGTATCGTGGTCAAAATAAATCTTATCCTGGTAGTAATCCAGATTTTTAATTTGTAAAAAATGATAGTAGATTTTCATATTAGAACAATCATTTTTTATCATGGCTTCTGAAAAATATGATAAAGATTACCAGAGATTTCTCTCTGATCAATTGAAACGTTTTCAATCGTTAAAAAAATTAAATGAGGATGAAATCATAGAGATTAGTCCAACTGCTGCCTTACCAGATAATATAAATAAGAATCGTTACAATGATGTTCTTGCGATAGAAAATACTCTTGTATCGTCCAATTCTTCTTCAGAATCGGAATATATCAATGCAAACCACGTCTGGGGAAGAGGTTCGAAACCAGAGTGCTCACGCTTCATTGCTACACAAGGTCCAATGGCACACACTATTAATACTTTTTGGTCGATGATTTTTTATCAGAGAAGTAAAACTATTGTGATGCTCACAAATTTATTTGAGAGTGGTCGTTTTAAGTGTAACTTGTACTGGCCAGTAAAGACAAATAGTCCTCATGAATATGGACAAGTACAAGTGACTCTTTTAAGTTTGGAGAACAACCAACATTTTGTACATCGGCGGTTCAAAATTGAACTCTTGAATTCAGAAGAAGAACCATTTGAAGTCGACCAATATCACTACGGTAAATGGGCTGACCATGGTGTTCCTAATACTACTGATGGTATCCGCGAGATTCTTTCTAAAATTCAGGATGCAGATGGTCCTGTCACTGTGCACTGTTCTGCAGGTATTGGTAGAACTGGGGTATTTATCGCAATCAGATTCCTGTTACAAGAGATCAAAGATGACACTGTTACGATTGAGGACCTGGATCCTGTCGAAATGGTGAAAATAATGAGGACACAACGCACTGGTGTGGTTCAAACTGATGAACAATTCGTTTTCATCTTGAGATTTCTGCAGGAACGCATTAATGAGTTAAAAGGGGAACCAAGTGCTGAAATTACAAGCCGACGACAATTGAGCACGACTATTGGATTTGAGCGTTCTGGAGATCTTGTTTCACATGGTAAAGAAGAAGGTGAAGGCGACGATGTTTTGATGTTTTCTGATTAAGGAAAGCAAAAAGTTATAAAATTATTACATAAATCTGAAAATATTAAGAAAATTAATAGTAAAACCAAATATAATATTAAGTAAAAATATATATTGTAAATAAAATGGCAATGTTACAGTCATATAAACATAAGCCAAAATTGGATACATAATGAAAATATTGTATAATCTATGTATTTGTGTTTTTACCATATTTTGGATGAATAAAATGTTTTATGTATGGATGTATCTCAGTTCCTTGACAAAAAGTGTAAATAATTGTGACCATTATATAAAATATTTGATATACCCAAGATAATCATAAAAAATTTCAAAAAAGCGTTAGTTTTAATATATAATCCTATCAAAATTTGTATAGGACCTAAAAGAATACATATATTAATCTACCACATGTAAATATTTTTTCTATTATAGGATATTTATTTATTATATCATATTTTATCATTATATAATATATAATTAAAAATGTATTTACCAAATCTTAAAAATATTAAAAAAGAATCCAATAGTCTAATTAATCACCACGTAATGACTGTCTCATGGTACATCTTATTCTTAGCTATTATACCATATTTAATTAGAAAATCATATGGATTTGATTCACTTAGATTTTATTTTCCAATGATTGACTTATTTGCTAACGCATTTTCAGCTTCTGGTGGTTATAACAGTTTATTTAAGGATTTATACAGTTTATCTCCTAATAATATGATCTCATTTTTATCAACTAATTTCATTAATTTAATTGCACTGATGGGAGTATCATGGAATGGTATTTTACACGCATTTCATCATAAAAATTTATGGGTAGGTATTGGAGTCACTATATTTATGTATATGATCACGTATTTAGCACCTACACAAATGATACCTTATGTAATTAACAAGGTTCAAAATAAAATAGATCAATATAAAATATTTAGTGTAGACGTGAAATTTTTTAATAAGACTATTCATTTAGAAGATTATTTAGCAGGAATTGTCTTAATATTTTTATTGGTTTCTATTGAATTTATTTTTGTGACACTTTATATTAATTTTATAAAAAATTTATAAATATCTTAATCTACCTTTAAAATCACTAATTTTAGTACAACCTTTTGACATCATAATCTTCTCCAATTCCCAACTAACTCTTTTAAAACATCTTTCACCTTCTTTAATATATTGTGTTCCAATCTGAATAGCTGTAGCACCACACAAAATATATTCAAATGCATCTTGACCATCTATAATTCCTCCACATCCAATAATATCTATCTTATTACCTAACAATTTATAAAATTGTTGCACATTTGCTAACCCAATAGGTTTAATAGCACCACCACCAATACCACCGCGTCCTTCATTTGGTTTAATAGCGACAACATCGTCATTAATAACTAAACCATTACCAATACTATTAATACAAGTTATAAAATCAATTTTTGAGTATTCTTTTAAAATATCTGAAATATTTTCTAAATGAATACGATCAAAATATGGTGGTAGTTTTACTCCAAATAATTGATTATTAATTTCATACTTTTCAAAAATTTTATTTAGAATATTCTCAACTGTTTCAAAATCATATCCTATTTGTGGTTTACCAATTACATTTGGACATGATAGATTCAATTCAATACCTTGAACATTATTATTATCATTAATATCTGAAATCATTTTTAGATTGTCTTCTAATGTAAGTCCAGCTACAGACATAAAATAGGGTTTTTCTGTTAATTTATCTGCAAAATTAAGATATTTTTTATATCCTAAATTTGCTAATCCAGTTGAATTAATACTTGCATTATATATTTCATAATATCGTGGTAAATCATTGCCAATTTTCATATCAAGTGTACAGCTTTTTGTTAAAACAATCCCTGTATAAGAATTATCCATTAATGTTTTTAATTCAGTATAATCAGTGCAAAGCGGACCAGATGCATTATAAATACATGTTTTAATGTCCAAATTTCCAATATTAGATGATAACATATTATATATATATTGAAAAGTATTTAAATAGTTTTGGATATAAAATTATAATAAATGAATCAAAAACTTATTTATCAATTACTTAAACATGATATTATTAAACGGGGTAATTTTACACTCAAATCAGGTATTAAATCAAATCTATATTTTGATTTACGCACACTTATATCATATCCAAATATTTTAAACCAGGTTATTAGATTAATGTATCAAAAAATTTCAAATCTTGATTTTGATTTAATTTGTGGTATTGCATATACTGGTATACCAATGGCTACTAAAATTAGTTTAAATTATAATATACCAATGTTAATTATTAGAAAAGAGAGAAAAGATTATGGAACTAAAAAATTGGTAGAAGGTGTTTATCATAAAAATCAAAAATGTCTAATGTTAGATGATGTTATTACCACTGGTTCAAGTTTGATAGAAAATATTGATATATTACAAAATGAAGGGATAAATGTAAATGATATTATTGTATTTATAGATAGACGTAATAATCGGAATGATGTTAGCGAATATAATGTACATAGTGTATTTACTGAAGAAGAAATTATGAATGTACTTAATAATATGAATCAAAAAATAGGGGATAATTATAATATTATTTCAGAAAGATTGAATAGAATTATACATCAAAAAAAAACAAATTTAGTTTTATCTGCTGATATTACTACACAAGATGAACTTTTAAATTTAATTTCTATTGCAGGACCATATATATGTATGCTTAAAATACACATAGATATTATTAAAGATCTCAATGAAGATTTTTTTTATTTAATATCTAAAATGGCTGATGTTCATAATTTTATGATTATGGAAGATCGTAAATTTGCCGATATAGGCAATACTGTTAAAAATCAATATACACAAGGTATATATAATATTATTAAATGGGCAGATTTTGTTACTGTACATAGTATTATGGGTGAAGGTACTTTAAAAGCTATTAGAGATTCTATAAAAGAAGCGGGAATGGTTCGTGGTGTATTTTTGCTTGAAAGTGTTTCATCAGAAGATAATTTAATAGATAATGAATATTCTGATAGAACTATTGAGATGGCTAACAAGTATAATGATATTGTATCTGGATTTATTTCACAAAAGAGGAGAGGAACAAATAGTGATTTTTTCTATGCTATGCCAGGTGTAAATATTGATACAACAGGTGATAATCTTGGTCAACAATATAACACCCCTGAAAATGCTATTTTAAATTGTGGCGCGGATATGGTAATAGTTGGAAGGGGTATTTATATGGCTGAGGATAAAGAAGAAGCTTTAAAAATGTATAGAGATAGAGCATGGAATAGTTATCAAATAAAAATAGAAAAATATTATTATCCATAGAATTATTTTATTAAACCCCAATTAATTGTGTTCCAAGTATTTTCATAAAAATAGTAAGTTAAAGTTTGTAAAAATTCTACAATAAGACTAAGATAAAGAGCGCTAATTGAATTATGTGTAAAAATATAGGTAATTAAAAATGTGATTATAAAAACAATTATTCTATATAAGATAGTTTTTGTGATAATTCTTTTTTGTGATTGTTGAAGATACATATATATTTTTTTAATATATTTTTTTAATATATTTTTTTAATATATTTTTTAATATTATTTTATTATTTAATAAAATAATAATTTATAACTTTTTTCCACTCAGATTAAAACTGAGTAGAATCCAAGAAATTAGAGAAAAGATGGTTTCATTGTCCCCTCAAATGTTTATACAACTCAAACATGTATCTAGAACTTTAATCTGTAAAATTAATCATGGATTTTTTCCACAGATTCACGGCACTGTTGATATCTTTATCAACTCCTATCCCAAAGAAATAACAAGTTGCTAAATTGTGCAGAGATAATTTATGTCCTCGGCGCGTTTCTTGGATAAAAACCAAGCAGCAATTTTTTTCATCCATTCGGGACTTGAGGTGTCAGTGATAATCAGCAATGCAATGGTATTTGCACACTGATCAGGAAAAAACCATGCATAAAATTGGCTGAAGAGTCTCTTTGCAAGACCAGTAAATTTCTTATGCGCATTTTCATTTTCCAAAAAGATTTCAAATAATTTTATGATTCTTTTATCCTGGTCAATTGCATTCAAATCTTGAAGATTTTTTCCATCCATCGTCAATAAATCACACATGAAAATAAATTCGTCGACAACATTAAAGAACCCGCTATCTGTTTCGTTGTGTGTTCTTCTGAAGATCAATGCAATGTAGGTGATTATCCTACGTGCATCCTTCAACTTCTTGATTGTGATTCCATCTTTTTCTCTGAAAGAATTGAAAATATTTCTAATCATAGAAAATACAATCCGCACATGATCTGTAAAAGACCAGTTTGTAATATCAATCTTTTTCACAATGGAGTACACGTTATCCTCTTTTTCAAGTGGATCCGTCACCCTTCGCATGATTATCAGGTTGATGTTGGGAAGTCCAAGTTTCGCAGAAAAAAAGATTTTATTTGAATTCACCATCAAATTTTCTTTTAATTTTGGATGTTTCTTTATCAAAAATTCAAGGAAATATTTTGATGATCGGTAAGCCACAGAGGCGAAGTATTTAGAAAAATTAATCATTTTCCAATGTATTAATTATTTTATTACATTATTAGCTATCATTTTTTATACATCTACATTGTTTACATCAATATTGGGTATCATATTGATTTTCATCTTATGGTTCACCATTTCAAACGACATTGATCCCATCATTTTATTCAATACTTTGATTGCTAATCGGAATATATTTCTATAGATTTGTCTTTCTACTACATCTGGAAGATATTTAATATTAGTCTCTTCATCTGCTAATAAATCCTCTACATACATATTTATTTGGTCTCTGGATAACATACTTACTAATTCTTGAACATCTTCATCGGAATCAATATTGGCACCTAATCTTTGTATTAATGTATTTTTATCTTTTAAGGTATCTTCTAACTCTTTATTTGTAGCACGCAATGTTTCAATCTCTTTGCTTAGACTGTCAACAGTATTGTTCAGATTGCTGACTTGGTTTTCATATTCGCTTTTGACTTCATTTTTAATAGATTTTTTAATTTCTTGTAAACCATCAATTTTCCATTTTTCAAACTCATTTTTGGATATAACTCCATCACCATTGAGATCAATTTTCTCAATTTTTTCGAGTCTTTCTTGTAATTGTAGTAATTGTTGTTGATGTAAATTAGATTGATTACTCATATAATTGCCCATTTTATTATATTATAATATTTATTAATATAATAATATTTAAAGGTTTTTGTATATTTTATATTTAAATTATGTCTACACTCACTTTAAAAACTGGAGAAACATTTCATGGAAAACAGTTTGGTGCTAATATTTCTATTAGTGGAGAGGTAGTATTTCAAACTGGTATGGTAGGTTATCCTGAATCTTTAACTGACCCTTCATATAAAGGACAAATATTGGTTTTAACTTATCCATTAATTGGTAATTATGGCATTGCAGATTCATTTGTTGATGAAACAGGAATTCCTTTAAATTTTGAATCAAATAAAATACAGATTGCTGGATTAATTTGTTCAGAATATATTGAAGAACACAGTCATTGGAATTCAGGTAAATCATTGAGTCAGTGGTTAAAAGAAAATAATGTACCTGCAATCAGTGGTATTGATACCAGAATGTTGACTAAGATTATTCGTGAGAATGGTTCTTTACTGGGTAAAATATGTGAGAGTGATGATAAAAATGAATTTTATGATCCGAATCATGATAATTTAGTGGAAATGGTTTCTACGAAAGATATTAAAATTTATAATCCGAAAGGTAATTTGATAGTTTTAGTTATTGATTGTGGTATTAAAGCGAATCAATTGAGGATGTTATTAAAAAGAGATGTATGTATTAAATTAGTTCCATATGATTATGATTTTTTGGAGGATAATTTTGATAGACTTTTTATTAGTAATGGTCCAGGTGATCCTCGTCAATGTAAAAAATTAATTAAAAGATTAACACAATTTATGAAATTAAGACCAGAAGTCCCGATTTTTGGAATTTGTTTAGGACATCAAATTTTATCATTAGCATCAGGTGCTGATATTTACAAACTTAAATATGGAAATCGCGGACATAATATTTCTTGTCAATTATTAGATACTCAATATTGTGCAATTACTTCTCAAAATCATGGTTATGCGGTAGATGATAAAAATTTACCTAATGGTTGGAATATGTTATTTACTAATGCAAATGATGGTAGCAATGAAGGTTTGTTTCATGAAATTAGACCATATTTTAGTGTACAATTTCATCCAGAAGCTAATGCTGGTCCAAGAGACACAGAATATTTATTTGATTTATTTTTAGAGAATAAAGTTCATCATTTTATCGCTAATATGCAGAATGAGAAGAAGAAACTACCTGTTTTTAAGAAAAAGAAAGTTTTAATTCTTGGATCAGGTGCATTATCAATTGGACAAGCGGGTGAATTTGATTATTCTGGTTCACAGGCAGTTAAAGCTTATAAAGAGGAAGGAATATATACAGTATTGATTAATCCTAATATTGCGACAGTACAAACTTCAAGTAATTTTGTGGATAAGATATATTATTTACCGATTACATCTGAATTTATTGAACAGGTTATAGAAAATGAGCAACCAGACTGTATCTCAGTCTCTTTTGGTGGACAAACTGCATTAAATGCTACAATTGAATTATGTAAAAATGGTATTTTGAAGAAACATGGTGTAGAAATATTGGGGACATCAGTTGAAACGGTTATTGACACAGAAGATAGGGAAAGGTTTAAATATAGATTATCACAAATTAATGAATATTGTGTACCATCTAAAACTGTTAATAATTTAGAAGATGGAATAAATGTTGCAGAAGAACTTGGATATCCTGTTTTAGTTAGAGCTGCTTTCACTTTGGGTGGTTTAGGTTCTGGATTTGTTAATAATAGAGATGAATTAATTAAACTATTACAAAAAACATTCACTAAAACTGATCAAGTAATTATTGATAAAAGTTTAAAAGGATGGAAGGAATTAGAATATGAAATGGTAAGAGATAGATATGATAATACTATAAGTGTGTGTAATATGGAGAATATAGATCCACTGGGTGTTCACACGGGTGAATCTATAGTGGTTGCACCATCCCAAACATTAACAGACGAGGAATATAATTTGTTAAGAAGTGTTGCAATTAAGGTGGTAAAACATTTGGGTGTTGTTGGAGAATGTAATATTCAGTATGCATTAAATCCTGATTCATTGGAATATTACATTATTGAAGTTAATGCAAGATTGTCCAGATCATCGGCTTTAGCTTCTAAGGCAACGGGATATCCTTTAGCATATATTGCGGCTAAGTTAGGATTAGGTTATTCATTATTAGAGTTAAAAAATTCTATTACTAAGAAGACAACGGCGTGTTTTGAGCCAAGTTTAGATTATTGTGTAGTGAAAGTTCCTTATTGGGATTTGAAGAAGTTTCCATTAGTGGATAAGAGGATCGGATCATCTATGAAAAGTATTGGAGAAGCGATGGGAATATCACGTGGATTTGAGGAGGCATTTCAGAAAGCATTAAGGATGACAAATGTGGTAGATGGATTTGAGCCAAATTTGATAGAGAGTACAGAAGATGAGTTGATTAATCCAAGTTATGATAGAATTTTAGGAATTGCGTCAGCATTGTATCAAGATAGGTACAGTGTGGAAGAATTGCATCAATTGACCAAAATTGACAGATGGTTTCTGTATAAGTTTAGAAATATTATTAACATGATGAAAAAACTGGAGAAAAATAGTTTAAAACGGGAGTTACTATTAGAATCTAAAAAATTAGGATTTAGTGATAAACAGATTTCAAAATCTGTTAAATCAACAGAAATTGCTATTAGAAATATGAGAAAACACGAAATGATTAAACCATGTACTAAACAAATTGATACTGTGGCGGGTGAATTTCCATGTTATACAAATTATTTATATTTAACATATAATGGATTTGAGTCAGATATTAAATTAGAGAAAGATAATAGTATTATAGTTTTAGGATCAGGAGTTTATAAAATTGGTAGCAGTGTTGAATTTGATTGGTGTATTGTTAATAGTGTAAGAAGAATTAGAGAATTAAAATATAAAGCTATTATGATTAATTGTAATCCTGAAACTGTTTCAACTGATTATGATGAGGCAGATCGTTTATATTTTGATGTATTAAATTTTGAAACAGTGATGGATATTTATGAGATGGAAAATCCAAATGGTATTATTTTATCAATGGGAGGACAAATTCCTAACAATATTGCGATGTCATTACATAAACAGAAAGCTAAAGTTATTGGAACAACACCAGATATGATTGATAATGCTGAAAATAGATATAAATTTTCACGAATGTTAGATACCATTGGTGTTGATCAGCCAAAATGGAAGGAATTAGTATGTATTGACGAAGCAATTGAATTTTGTAAAAGTGTTGAATTCCCGTGTTTAGTTAGACCATCTTATGTTTTGAGTGGTGCTGCTATGAATGTAGTTAATTGTGATAGTGATTTAAGAGATTATTTATCGAATGCTTTAGAAAATAGAATTGAGGTTTCTAAAGATCATCCTGTAGTAATTTCAAAATATATTTCAGATGCGAAAGAGATTGAGGTAGATGCAGTTGCTAAAAATGGTGATATTAAAATTTATGCAATTAGTGAGCATGTTGAGAATGCGGGTGTTCATTCTGGCGATGCTACATTAATATTGCCATCCCAAGATTTAACAAAAAATACAGTTAATAAAATTAGAGATAGTATATATAAAATTGCAAAAGAATTATTGATAGATGGACCATTTAATATACAATTTATTGCAAAAGATGATGAAATTAAGGTAATTGAGTGTAATTTACGTGCTTCCAGATCTTTTCCATTTGTATCTAAAACCTTAGATGTTAATTTTGCAAAATATGCGATTGATATGATGTTAAATGTTAAAAATGATGAGAAGATTGTATTGAAGAAAGATTTTGTAGGTGTGAAAGTTCCTAAATTTTCTTTTGATCGTTTAGAAGGTGCAGATATGGTCTTAGGTGTTGAAATGATGTCAACAGGTGAAGTTGCTTGTTTTGGTAGAAATCATTATGAAGCATATTTGAAAGGGTTAATTGGTACAGGATTTAAGCTACCTCCAAAAGGTGGAAAAATATTTATTTCAATTGGTTCTTATAAACATAAAAAGGAATTTATTCAATCAATGCAATTATTGGATAAGATGGGTTATCAATTATATGGTAGTAAAGGTACATCTGATTATTATAATGAACATGGTATTAATATGAAGGCATTAATGTTAGATGAAGTAAATGTTTCCAGTATAGTTAAACAATATCAGGAAAATAGTTTTGATTTAATTATTAATGTTTCTATTATGAATAGTAAATCATCTAAAAATACTTATGGTTATTTAGTAAGAAGAATTGCAATTGATCTTAATATCCCATTAATTACTGATATTAAATGTGCTAAATTATTAATTACTTCATTAAATAAATATCAAACTTTACCAGTTATTCCTTATATTGATAGTCAAACATCATATAATACTATTCGTTTACCAGGTTTAATTGATGTTCATGTACATGTACGTGAACCAGGTGGTGAAGAGAAAGAAGATTGGGAGACATGTAGTAAGAGTGCATTAGCTGGTGGTATTACAACTATTTTTGCTATGCCAAATACAAATCCGGCTGTTGTAGATGAGGAAAAATATAATTTAGTTAAGGGTATTGCAGGTAAAAAATCATATTGTAATTATGGTATATATTTGGGTGCAAGTAGTAATAATTTTGGAGAAATGAGTGAATTATGTGATAAAGTAGATGCTATTGGAATGAAGATGTATTTAAACAATACTTATGGTCCATTAGTTTTATCTGATATGTCAGTTTGGATTAATCATATTAAAAGTTGGAATTCTAAACAACCGATATGTGTTCATGCGGAAAAGCAAACGTTAGCTGCAATTATTCATATTGCTAATTTATATCAAAAGAGATTACATATTTGTCATATATCAAGTAAAGATGAAATTGAAATTGTGAGAGAAAGTAAAAAGATGGGTATGAATTTAACTTGTGAAGTAAGTCCACATCATTTATTTTTACATAATGATATAGATTTGGTTGATAATTTGAAAGAAGTTAAACCACATCTCGGTACTTTAGAAGATCAACAAGCTTTGTGGGATAATTTAGAATATATTGATTGTTTTGCAACAGATCATGCACCACATAAATTGAGTGAAAAGATGGGTAAATGTTGTCCAGGATTTGCTGGATTAGAGACAGCTTTACCATTATTATTAACAGCAGTATCAGAAGGTAAATTAACAGTAAATGATATTATTAAAAGATATCATGATATGCCTTGTAAGATATTTAATATTCATCCACAATCGATGGATGAAACTTATATTGAAATTGATTTAGATAAAGAATGGATTATTCCTGAAAAAATGCCAGAAACTAAATGTGATTGGACACCATTTACTGGATTTAAAGTTAAAGGATGTGTTAGACGTGTTGTTTTAAATAATAGGACAGTTTATATAGATGGTGAAATTTTAGGTGAAAAATCAGGAAAAATTGTTGAACCAACAGATCATGTTGATGATATTATTATACCATATGTTGTTAAACAAAAAAATATAGAAAAAAAAGAGGTATTAAATGATAATAGTATGAGAATGCATTTAGAAAATGTAATAACAATTGATCAATTTACAAGGGATATATTGAGAGAATTATTTAAAACAACAAGTAATATGAAGAAAAGAGTTAAAAATAATGATAAGACATTATTAGATATTTTAAGTGGAAAAGTTATATCCAGTGTTTTTTATGAACCAAGTACAAGAACAAGTTCATCATTTAATGCTGCAGTGCAAAAATTAGGTGGTAAATTAATTGAAATTAAATCTGAACAATCATCTGTCCAAAAGGGAGAAAGTGTCCAAGATTTTATGAAAACAATGGAATGTTATAGTGATTTAATTATTTTAAGATCATCTAATCAAGATGATATATTTATGGCTGAAGAAATAACTAAAGTACCATTAATTAATGCAGGAAATGGAGATGGTGAACATCCTACACAAGCATTAATGGATATTTATACTATCAGAGAAGAGAAAGGTACAGCTAATAATTTAACAATTACAATGTATGGTGATTTAAAATATTCTCGCACGGTTCATTCATTAGTGAGATTAATGTCAGTTTATAATGTAAAAATAAATTATGTAAGTCCGGAACAATTAAAAATGCCAATAGAAATTATTGAAGAATTAAGGAGCAAAGGCATTGAACAAATAGAATATAATTTAGATGAAATTGAAAATGTGTTAGAAAAAACAGATGTTTTATATATGACGCGGATACAAAAAGAAAGATTTGATAATATAGATGAATACAACGATATTATAATTAATAATAAATATATTTTAACACCCCAGATGTTAAATAAAGCTAAAGATGATATTATAATTATGCATCCCTTACCAAGAGTTGATGAAATCAGTGAAGAAGTTGATAATGATCCACGTGCAGCATATTTTAGACAAATGGAGAATGGTTTATATTTAAGAATGGCATTATTAGATCATATGTTAAATTAATTTATATGTTTATTTTTATTTATTTTTATTTATATTTATTTATATTTATTTATATTTATTTATATTTTTATTTATATTTTTATAAAAAAAGATAATCTGTTTTTATAAAAATCTTAGTCATATTTTTTACAACGTTTTTCTAATTTTTGTTTTAATTCTTCTAAATACATAAGCTCAACTTTTGGTGCAATTGTTTTTGCAATCTCACCAACATTCATATCAATATTAATACCATCTGGTAAACAAGCAAGGTCTAACATTCCAAATACAAGAATTTTTTTGATGTCTACAACAATATTTGACATAAGGTATCCAACATCTTTGCTTGTTCTTTCATATAATGAAATTCTGTTTGGGTATTTATTAGATAATTTGAGATAAAATCCATTAGATTTTGATTCTATTTCAGTTTTAGCATTTACAAAATCAACATTTTCAACATTTTTTATTGATTTAACAAATTCAATAACATCCGTTTTTAAATTTTTGAGTGCGGTATCGTATTTTTGATAACATTCACGAATATTTACTGAAAGTGTTTGAGGGTGTACGTAATATATAGCTGTCATTTATATAATAGTTATATATATTTTTTTTAAGTATATTTCTTATTAAAATCCTAAATCATTTTCTAAAATATTATCTTCATTTTCACAATCTCTATATATATAACTTAATTCATCTTTATAAATTGTTGATTCTATATTATAAATATAATTATATAATTTATTACTTTTAATACAATTAATATATATAAATCCTAAATTTGGTTCTAATTTAATCATATTTGTAAATATAAGATTTATAATATTATATGAAATATTATTAAATAAACCTTTTTTTAATCTAAAAATTTGGTGAAGAAATTGTCCATATTTATTTATCCTGTCAATTTGTATTTTACATCTTAATAAAATAGAATATTCTGTAGTATGGTATCTTTTATAATATTTTTGTATATATGTTTCACAATTAGGGTTGATAATATGTTTAAGATAATGTTCATTTTTATTTACTAAATTAAATACAGTATAAATATATTTTGTAAAATTATATTTATATATATTTTGAATTTGTTTCTCTGTTGTTATTTGACAAATAATAACTTTATTTTTAATTTCTTTAGAATCCTTAAAAACACATGCATTATCTAAATAATATTTTTTTATAATTTTAACAATATCTCTATTTAATTTACTTATTAACATATCTTTTATAAAAATTTTATATAATATTATATTCCTTTTTTTAGATTGGTTAAGTAAAGTATATAAATTATCTGTTTTATTTGATATTACATATTTAAAATATATTTTGGGAATAATTCTACTATTGATTGATAAATTATTCATTATTTAATAATAAATAATTTGTAATAAAATATTTCACTTTTTTAAGATTTTTTAAGCTTTTTATGAAAAAGCTTGACCAAAAAAAACAAAATTTTTTAAGCTTTTTATAAGCTTTTTATGAAAAAGCTTGACCAAAAAAACAAGATTTTTTATAACATTTTTAAGCTTTTTATGAAAAAGCTTGACCAAAAAAAAACAAGATTTTTAAGCTTTTAGTAATTTTTTGATTATTACATCTGTTAATTTAATTGGTAATTTAAATTTATTTATATTATAATCTATCTCTATATCTTTTCCATTCTTAATAAATCTTAAAAGATTTATTTTATTATAAATTGTTTCCAATGATTCACGCAATTTTCTAACACCCTCTTCATTAGTGTAATTTTTAATGATATATCCTAAATTATTTTCTGATATATAAACATCATCATTTTTTAAACCAATATTTTTAACAATTGATGGTATCAAATAATCACGCGCAATATTTATCTTATCATTAATATTAAAACCTTGCAACTTAATACATGTTATTCTATCTCTCAAAATTGGATCAATATTATTAATATCATTATACGAAAATATCATTAATGACCTCTTAATATCAAAATCTATACCCGAAAAATACACGTCGTGAAATTGATCATTTTGCGATGAATCTGTTAAGTGTGTTAAAATACCCGTAATTTCTTTACCTTTATCACTCATACTAATTTTATCCAATTCATCAAAAAATATTATAGGATTCATACATTTTGATTGCATTAACATATCAACTATTTTACCCCATGTTGATCCTTCATACGTAAAACTATGACCTTCTAAAATAGAAGCATCACTTGAACCACCTAATGTAACAAAACAAAACGGTATATTTAATGCATTTGACAAACCATTTTTAATTAAAGTAGTTTTACCAATACCCGGTGGACCTTCTAAAGCTATCACATTACCATATGATTGGGGATTAGATATCCATTGAGAAACAATTTGTAAAATTTTATTTTTAGCACTATTTTGTCCATAAATACTTCTATTTAAACTTTCATTAATATTACATAAAAAATTATACTTCTCATCATCCGATGATACTAAACTAATAGGAAGATTTACATATTGACCAAATGGTACCTTACTAATTCCATCAATCCAACGCTTCAATTTACCATATTCACTTGCTTCAGGAGAAAGTTCTGAAATTTCATTAATCTTATCCATAATTGTTGATTTATTTTTAATACTGATATCCGAATTTAAAATTTTATATTTAACAGGAATTATCTGTTTATTATACTCTTTCAATTCAGATTGTTGAATTGCATATTTAAGTTTATCATTTTCATTTAAATTTTTAAAATAGTCGTCATGCATCATATTTTTGTAAATTTGATGACCATTGGGTATTTGACAAATATCACACTGTTTGCATTTAGTACAATTATTACTATTATTACTATTATTACTATTATTACTATTATTACTATTATTTTTTCTACAATCTTTACAAATATTACAATTACAATATTTTTTTGATTTATTCATCATACGGTGATGATTGTTTTTAAGAATATAATTATCATATAAGACATCGGTATCATCGGTATCATCAGTGTATGAATAACTTATATCTTCGGAACTATAATTTAATTCTTTGTCATCTATAAAACTTAAATCTTCTGAATCATATTCTTCTTCTGAATCATAATTTTCATAATCAACAATATTTTCAGATTCAATATCATTAATTTTTCTTTTCTTAATAGGTACTATATTAATATTTTGTTTTTTAGATCTGGTATTAATAGTACGATTATCCATTAATTGTATTATGTATAAATTATTTAAGTATTTTATATATCATTAAATTCTTTTAGATAAGAATTTGGAATAACAGTAAATAAATCAATAACATTTACAAGCTGTTCATCATCTTTCCAAACTCTTCCTATATTATCAAAATCTGAAAATCTTGATTTAATTCTTGCTAATAATTGTAATTCATTATTTTTAACTTCAAAATTTGTAATTTCAACAATTGATTTGGGATATAATTTATATGGTATTATATAATCTTTATCTAATTCTGATCCAATATTTATTTTTTCATTACGTGAAATATAATATCCTTTTGATTTATCGTGGTGAATATAGAGACCAACAGTTGTAGTTAATTTAGAATATTTAACATTAATATTTTTACAAATACTTTGTTTATTACCCATTTATATAAAGATATATGATATATTTTATTATATTTTTATATTTTTATATATTCATGTTATAAATTTTCAATAATATATTATTTAGTTAATATTTATTATCAATTGTAATATTTTTATTATCATTATTATATAAAAAATTATTAATATTCATAATTTTTTTATCAATTATATCCAATGTTATATTATCTAAATTTTTGAATGCAATATCTAATAATTTTTTTATTTGTTTATTGTTTGGTATCATATATTCTATTATGAATTTGATTTCTGGAAATAATTTTGTATTTTTAATATACTCAATTTTTTTAGAATTTGTAATAATACTATTTTTATCTAAAATATCATTATGTACCATTATTAATGGATTATATATATCAATATTTTCTTCTATTATATCTTGTTTATTACTAAGTTTTTTATTTAATTTTTTTATTGTATATTTATAATTTAGATCAATATTCTCTTTATTTTCTGATAAATCATTATCGAATTGTTCTATGAATGGTATAAAATCTTCAAATTCTAATGTATTAAAAATATTTGTAAATTTTTTATTTTGTAGTAAATAATCCATTATATAATTATTATTATTCAAAGAATCTAATAACATAGATATCTCTGTAATAGAAATATCTGAATTTAAATTTGAATTACAAATTTCCATAAATTTATTTAATGTTTTTGATAAATAAATAGTTTTATCTATAATAGTTAAATAAATGTTTTGCTGATTATCATGATTATTTGTATTATCATAATTATTTGTATTATCATAATTATTTGTATTATCATAATTATTTATATTATCATAAGTATTTGTATGTAAAGAATTTTCTTTACAAATTATTGTTGAATTATTATCTAAATCTAAATATATTTTATGAATATTTTTATCAAAGTTTTTAAGATTTTGTAAAGTTGAATTACTAATTATAAATATATTATGATTATTAGAAACATCTAAAAAATAATTTATAATTTCATAAATTTTTTTATTTTCTTGTTTAGTTAAATTTATAGAGTCATTTGGTTCTATTGAAATATAATCTAAATATTTATTTATTTTTCCTATATATTTTATTATTTTTTTAAATTTATTAAGATCATAGCAATAAACAAAATTATTAATTTTATATTTTTTTAATAAGTTTAATATATGTATCAATATATTTTTATCAATATTTTTTAATTTATATGTAAATATATTGATTACTGTATAAAATAAATTATGTATTTCTCTAACTTTATCAGCATGTAAATCAGTTTGACAAATTTTATAAACATTTTGTGGAATTTCTTTAATTTGAATTAAATATATATACATTTTACTATATCTTATTATATCTTATTATATCTTATTATAATTAATAATTGTATGAAACCGCAATTATTTCACAATAATATATATTACAATTTATATTATTATAAAAATTTAATTAAAATTATAAAAAAAAATGAAATAAAAATATTTTAAAATCATTTAAAAAATATAACACTATAATATATTAATATGTCAAGATTATCAGAACAGATTGAAGACATACGAGATATTGAACTGATAAAAGGAGTACAATTTAGTATTCTAAGTCCGGAAAATATTCGTAAAGGATCTGTTGTTGAAGTTATACAACCTGATACATATGATGGTACTGAACCCAAAGTTAGTGGATTATTCGATCCAAGAATGGGTGTAATAGAGGATGGAAGAATATGTGCAACATGTGAAAATAAAGCAGAATTGTGTCCTGGTCACTTTGGTCATATTGAATTAGCGTTACCTATTTATAATATTCAGTATATTGAAACAATTATTAAAATTTTACGATGTGTATGTTTTAGATGTTCTAATATACTTGTGAATAAATCTGATCCTGTATTATTAGATATGGTAAATAATAAAAGTGGTAAAAATAGATTTAATATTATTTATTCAATGGCACAAAAAGCCAAACAATGTATACATAATGATGGTTGCTTGGTTTTACAACCTAAAAAATATGTTAAAAATCGTCCTGAAAAAATGATGAACTATGAAAAAAATTTAATTTATCAAATTGGTGTAGAATTTCCTCCAGAAGCAATTAAAGATGAAAAAATTATGAGTTCTAAACAGATTATTACACCAAATGTTTGTCTTAATATTTTAAAAAAGATTAGTGCTGAAGATTGTGAATTCTTAGGATTTTCCAATAAATTCAGTAGACCTGAGTGGATGATATTAACAACATTGGCAGTACCTCCTCCAGCTATGCGTCCATCTGTTCGTCAAGATAATAATCAAAGATCTGAAGATGATTTAACATATTCATTAGTAAGTATTGTTAAATATAATAGATTATTGAAGCAAAAGATAGAATCTGATTGTGCAAAAGGTCTTATTGATTCATATCATGGTATGGTTCAATACTATGTTGCAACATTTATTGATAATGAAATACCAGGTATTCCTGCTTGCGCACATCGTTCAGGTAGATGTTTAAAGGCAATTACACAGAGACAGAAGGGTAAAGAGGGTCGTATTCGTGGTAATTTGATGGGTAAGCGTGTAGATTTTAGTGCGCGTAGTGTAATTTCTGTAGATCCAAATTTGAGTATAGACGAGTTTGGTGTTCCCAAAGAGATTGCAATGAATATGACATTTCCAGAGGTGGTAACTAAATACAATATGAATGATATGTATAAATTGGTTAGAAATGGTCCTACTAATTATCCAGGTGCCAAAAGTGTTAAAAAAACTAAGTATGATTGCAATGGTAATCCCAGTCCTTGTGTTTTATCATTAAAATATGTTGATGTTAATAATGTTGTTTTACATGAAGGTGATATTGTTAATAGACATATGCAAGATGGTGATTACTGTATTTTTAATCGTCAACCATCTCTGCATAGAATGAGTATGATGGGTATGAGAGCCAGAATTTTACCTGGTAAGACTTTTAAATTAAATGTGTCAGTATGTTTAGCAGGTGATACAAGAATAAATACACAGTATGGTTCATGTCAATTAAAAGATTTAAACAAAGATATTCATACTATTAAATCAGTACAATGGAATACTGAGAAGAATATTTATGATTGTGGTATTTCAGAATTTTATGAGATAGATCCAAAAAAATTAGGTTTTGAATGTTATAGAATTAAAACGGAAACTGGTCAAATATTGGAATGCACAGAAGATCATCCTTTTATGATTAAAGGTAATGATAGAATTAAAGCAAGTGATTTGAAAGAGGGAGACTATTTGGTTTCATATAATGAAATTTTACCTGAAATTGATTTGGAATCAGGTATGGATATCTTAATGGAAGATAATATTAATACAGAAGGTATAAAAGTTTATAAAAAACATTTGATTAAAACTTTGAAAAATAATGGTTTAATAAATATTAAAAAAGGTGATATTAAACAGCAAATTTTGGCAGGTTTGTTAGGACATCTTATTGGTGATGGAACACTGTGGTGGAATGATAAATGTGTTCATTTAACATTTAGATGTAAAGATGAGTGTGATATTTATGATATTAAAAAAGATTTATTAAGATTGGGTATTGATGAAAAAATAATTAAAGTGCATAGACATAAAAAATTAGCAACTAATAGCATTACCAATAGAAATGGTCAAGTTTTAACAATCGAAGGGAAAGAAGATAGTGGACTTTATGAAATTGATATTAGATCTAAACCAATTGCTGTTGTATTTTGGAATATTGGAATGCCTGTGATGGATAGAATTAAACAAGAATTTAATATTCCTGAATGGATTATGAAAGGTTCTAAAATGGTTAAAAAACAATTTTTAGCTGGATATTTTGGAACGGATATGAGTAAGCCAGCTATTGCACCTAATTCAAATTATAGATTTAGAGCACCTGAATTTAAAATGAGTAAAATTGATGGGTTAACACCATATGGATTATTTGACAATATTTATCAATTATTATCTGAATTTGATATTAATGCAAATCCATATGGTACAGGACTTGGAAATATTAGAAAAGATGGACATAAAACAACATCTTATAATGGTACAATTTCAAGTAAGAAGGAAAATTTAATAAATTTCTTCGAAAAGATTGGATATTTGTACTGTAAAGAGAAAATTATGTTGGCAAATTGTGCTGCTCAATATTTGAAATACAGTTTAAATGAAGATAATAAGAGAGTATCTTATTACAAATGGTTAGAAAATCATACCATAAATGGTAGTGTTTTATGTTGGAATAGAATTAATTCAATCGAAAAAATAGATATTGAAAAAGTTTATGATATTACAACAAGTGATTTTAACCATAACTTCAATGGGAACGGGATTTTCTCGTTAAATTGTAGTCCATATAACGCCGATTTTGATGGGGATGAGATGAATGCACATAGTTGCAACAGTGTAGTTACACACGAAGAATTGAAAAATATCGCTTCGGTTCCTACACAAATTATTAGTCCTTCTAAATGTAGTCCGATCATTACATTAGTTCAGGACACACTGGTTGCATCATATTTGATGACACAAGATAATGAAAAAATTTATAAACCACAGATTGAAAATTTAATGATGAATATTAATACATTTGATGGAAAATTGCCACCTTCTGATGGTACAGATGAAAATGGTAATGAGTATTGGTTGGGTAGAACAGTTTACTCTATGATTTTGCCAGATATTAGTTTAAGATTGAAAAATAATAGTGATAAGACAGTCATGATTAAAAATGGTAAATATTTAGAGGGTAATTTAGATTCAAATATTATTGGTAAGAGAGGTTTAATCCAAGACACTTTAAAAACCTATGGAACCAATAGATGTCATCAATTTTTGGATGAGACACAGAATATTTTTACAAGATGGATGGAAACACATGGTTTCAGTGTAGGTATTGGAGATGGTGTTCCACTTAATCAAGAGATGAGAGATAAAATTCAGGAGATTATTGAGAGTAAGATTGAAGAATCCAAAGAGGTTATTACATCTGCTTATCAAGGATTGTATGTACCTGAGTTAGATAATGACTTAAGATTAAAATCAATGGATTTAGAAATGAAAAAGATTGGTAGTGATACGGTGAATGATGTTCTCAAATATATTAAGGGTATGTTGACACCTGATAATAGATTCAATATTATGGCAACTTCTGGTGCTAAAGGTAAACCATTAAATCTTCAACAGATTATGGGTATTGTTGGACAACAGGAGATTTGGGGATCACGTATTCATAATGGATTTTCGGATAGGACATTACCACATTTCCATAAAAATGATTTTGGATTGAGTGCTAAAGGATTTGTCAGAAATTCATTTGTTAGAGGTGTAAATCCTGAAGAATTCTTCTTTTCTATGATGGGTGGACGTGTAGGTATGATTGATACAGCTGTACGCACGGCAGAAACTGGATATATCAGTAGAAAGCTGATGAAATCTGCGGAGGATGTCAAGATAATGTATGATGGTACTGTTAGAAATTCAGCAAATAATGTTGTGCAATTTGTTTATGGTGATGATAATTATGATCCTACTAAGTTAGAGAAGGTCAATGTTGATTTAATTAAGTACAATAATTTGGAGATGGAAGATAAGTTTAAATTCAACTTTGCATCAGAGAAAGATTGGGAAAATGTTTTATTAAAACCAGCAATGAAAGAGATGTTACAGGTTGAAGATTATCAAAAATATTTGGATGAAGAGTATCAATATTTGTTTAAAAGCAGAGATAAATTAAGAAATGATATTTTTAGGAATACAGATATTATTGATATCACAACATTTATGCCTTTTAATCTGTTTAAATATATTCCTGCAATAAAATTTAAATTTAATATTGGAAATAATAATGTTTCTGATTTGAGTCCTATTTATGTGATCAATCGTATAAATGATTTGTGTGATTTTGTAACAAAATACATGAAAGATAAAAATAGCAATGAATTAACAAAAATTATTATTAAAACAAATTTAGCATCTAAAGTTGTTATCACTCATTATAAATTGAACAAAATTGTGTTTGATTATATCATGAAAGAACTTGAACACAAACTTGTGAGTGCATTTGTACAACCTGGAGAAATGGTTGGACCAATTGCAGCACAATCATTGGGTGAATCAAATCAACAATTGACGCTCAACAGTGTAGCATATAATGAAAAAATACTAATTGTTAAAGATGGTAAGAATGGAAATGCTGTTGAGATTGGAGACTTTATTGATAAGATTATTGATAATACTGAGGATAAATCATTAATTGAAAATCATCCTAATGATACCTTTTTAAGATGGACAAAAGATACAGATGATTATAAAGTTATATCAGTTGATGAAGATGGAGTTATATCGTGGAAAAAAATTGAAGCAGTAACAAGACATCCAGTTATTAATGAAGATGCCAGCAAGACATTAATTAATGTAACTACAAGAAATGGTAGAACAGTGACAGCCACAAAGGCAAAATCATTCTTAACAAGAGTAGATAATAAGATTGTAGCAACCAAAGGAAGTGATTTGAAGATTGGAGATAAATTACCAGTGATGAAAAATTTCCCGATGAATGATATTGAAATATTGAATGAATTAAGTTTAGAAAAATATTTCCCAAAAGATGAATATATTTGGGGTAGTGAAATGAAAAAAGCATTAGATTGCAAGCAAAAAGAGAAATATTGGTTTAAAAAGAATAATGGAGTTAAATTTATTACACCATATAACAGATGTGATACATTAATGGATGCATTGAAGACAGATTTTAGGAAACGTGAAAATTATGAAGCACGTGATAGGAGACAGATTGATTTTAATAAATTGTATATGAAAAATGGATATAGTAATGGATTGTCTGAAAAAATTATGTTAGATGAAATTTTCGGGTTCTTTATTGGAGCATATTTATCTGAAGGATGCGTGACAAAAAATTATGTAGCAATTGCTAATAATGATGAAAAATATAGACAAATGATTATTGAATTTTGTGAAAAATATGATCAAACTTATCATATTCAGGTACAAAATAATAAAACAAAAGAGGGATGGACTTCAATAGATATTAGAATTCATTCAGTATTAATAGCAAGATTAATGAAGGAACTTTGTGGTAAAGGTTCCGAAAATAAGAGAGTTCCTGATTTTGCTTACTTAGCAAACGATGAATTCGTTAAAGGATTATTAAATGGTTATTTCAGTGGTGATAGGTGTGTAAATCATAAAAGAAATACAATTATTGCGACATCCATATCAGAACAATTAATTGATGGTATCTTAAATTTATTGAGTAGATATAGTATTTTTGCTAAGAAAGATAAACCAAAGAAAATAGAGACAAATAATAGAGATAGTAAAAACATCAAACAACATTGGACATTAACAATTGCAAATGGTAATACTATTAAATTTGCAAGCAATATAGATTTAGTAATTGAACAAAAACAAGAACGTTTAGATAAAATTTATAATGATTATAAACCAAAATATGAAAATGGTAAATTTGATATTGTTCCAGGATTTAATACAGAGATTGTTAAAGGTGAAATACATAAAAATGACTTGGAAAAATTACTTAAAAATACAGATGAATCACATAAAGATTATAAAATTTTAGAAAGTGCTCTATATTCAGATGTATATTTTGATGAAATTATTAAAATTGAAGAAATTGAGTATGAGAGAAAATATGTATATGATCTAACTGTTGAAGAAACGAGAACGTTTGTCTTATTAAATACGCTTTGCCAATTCGACACTTTTCATCAAGCTGGTTCATCTGCAGGTTCAGTAGCTGTTACTTCTGGTGTACCTCGTATGAAGGAAATTATTAGTTTATCAAAGACAATGAAAACACCATCTATGGATATTTATTTGAATGAAGAGTATGCAAATGATCGTAGTAAAGCTGAAAAAGTTAAGAATCAAATGCAGTATACTAAGATGGGTAGTATAGTAATAAAAACTGAAATCATATATGAAAATATTGATGATATAGGAATTGATATAAATAGTAATGAAGATTTAGAATTTGTTAATTTGTATTATGAATTTAATGATATTATTTGCGTTGATACACATGAAGATTTAAGCAAATGGGTATTACGTATTGAATTTGATAGAGAAATGATGATGTCAAAGAATATTTTAATGTCGGATGTTGAGGAGGCAATTAAAATGAATTCACAGAATGAAGATTCAATTCAATGTATAATTAATGATGATAATAGTTCTAATTTAATTATGCGTATTAGAGTTAGAAGTGAGACCGAAGATGAAAACTTTTTATCATTCTTTAAAGAGTTTGAAAAATATATATTAGACATAACACTTAAAGGTGTTAAAGGTGTAAATTCTGTTGATATTATTGAAGGTAATATTATCAAATATGGTCCAGATGGGAGTTATAATAATACTAAAGAATGGTTCTTACGTACTGATGGAAGTAACTTAACTGATACAATGTTATTAAATTATATTAATACATCAAAAACATACACGAATAATATTATTGAAACATATGAAATATTTGGAATTGAAGGTGTAAGAAGTAAAATTATTAAAGAATTACAAGCTATTTTCTCTAATGAAGGTGTAAATCAAAGACACATTAATTTATTAGTTGACATTATGACTAATAGAGGAACAATTATGCAAATTGATAGACATGGTATTAATAGAGCTTCAGATAATGGTGTGATAACAAAAGCATCATTTGAAGAAGTAACTGATATATTTATTAAAGCTTCTACATTTAGTGAATTAGATAAAATGACAGGTGTTTCTTCTAATATTATGTTTGGACAACTTGTACCAAGTGGCACAAATATGTTTGAGTTATTATTAGATGAAGAGAAATTAATGAATTTCGGATTGTCCGAAGAAGAACAACAAGAATTTGAACCAGATGAATTAGATGAAGATATGGTTCAAGAAGAATTGAATGAAATGTATGAAGATATGGATGAAGATTTAGAAATTGAGGATGATGATTTTGAATTCGGATACAGTTTAGAAAATGTGCAAGAGTATAACTTAGGACCTATTAAGAAAGAAGATGAAGAAGAAGATGTAGTTAAAGTTGTTGATAATAATGGTAAGAAACCAATTAAAAAAATTATAAAGAAGAAGAATGTGAAGAATGAGTAATTTTTTGCAAAGATTTACATCATTAGAAATTTAATATCTTTTATCATAATTGATAAAAAATATTACCGAGAATTTATTTTCTGATTATATTTTACTTCATATGTATCTCGTATCATATCTTTATTATTGAATAGCAACAGATTTGCACTTGTTTTTATTCTTTTATACTCTTCTTCATCATTTTTACAATAATTTATCACACTACGGGAGCGATTTGGATTTACATTCTCAAATTGTGTACCGTATTCATCCAACATTTTCTCCAACAATACATTCTTGTTAATAACTAAATTATCAATAAATTCTTTACGATCTACTAAATTCCATTTCTGATCTTTAAGAATCATTGCATATTTCTCTTTCAAACTGGGTATAAAAGCATTTCTGTTTTCTGGTGGAATAATATGAATATATTCTATTAATTTCACAATCATATCAAATTCATGGGACATTATTTTTTCACAATCTTTAGCTGTAATATTGAATTTTTCTTCTCCAAAATTATTAATAATAGTCACATTATTCACATCACCGTTAACAATATTATTCCCAATATGACCATTATTAATTTGAGAAGCAGTTATCATTTTAGACTCTAATTCCTTAATTTTATTTTCCAATTCTTGTTTAAGTTTATTAGTTTCTTCCAATTTTGCCTCAATTTTCTCAGTCTGTTTCTCCAATTTTTCCTCATATTCTAATTTTAATAGATTGTATTTAGTACTTAAAAATTCTTCCATCAATGTATTCTGATTCTTTTTGTCGCAATAATGTTTTTTATGTCTATAATAACTTGTTTTATATGAAAAATTTTTTTCACAATATTCACATATTATTTGATTAATATTTGTGATATCTTTGTGTTCTTTTATGTTATCATTATATTCATTTGTGTTTTTTTTATGTTCTTTTATGTTTTTACCTTCCATCATTTCATTCTTTACATTTAAAAAATCTTTTTCATAATTTTCATAATCAGTTATAATAACATTTCTTGACAAATTCAGATATATTTTTTCACACTGTTTCTTTCTACGTAAATGTTGGTTTAAATTACTTTTTGTAGAATTTTCTTTACCACAGCGGAGACAATAATACATTTTAATATATTTATATACAATATATTTTATTATGTGCTTTTCATTTTTTCATTTATAATACTAAAAATTCATTATATTTTCATTCTATATTCATTTTATTTTATTTATTATATAGTTATGGTAATAAAAGGATATTTTAATAAATAAAATTTAGACCATAAAATCCGCATTTTTGTGTTCTTTTTGTGTTATTTTATGTTCTCTTTTTTTCATTTCTGTGTTATTTTGTGTTCTTTATTACCATAATTCACTGTTCTCTTTTTTTCATCTACTATATATATACATCATAATTTTTATTATTTTATTAAAAATTTTATTACTGAGAATGAATTTTTAAAATAATGGTAATAAAATAACCCTATTATGTATTATAATAGTGTTACTATTATAGTAATATTAATATGTATAAATTATACATATTTAAATTATGGTAATAAAATGAAAAAATTAATGTTCTTTTTCATTTTCATTTTCATTTATTTTTCCGCGCGCGGGGAAAATAATTATAAAAATATTTGTAGAAAATTTTAAAGTGAAATTTGTAAAATCAGGGATAAAAAATCTGAGAAGAATTTTTTTTACAAAAAATTTTTTCACGCAATTTTACCATTTTTTACAATTCAGCAAAAAATTTGTGCATAAAATTTTACATTTATAAAATATTTTATTATCTTTTACAATAACAGGGAAAAATAAATTAAAAAAATGATGTCACTTTCAATCATTAATTTTCCCACTGAGAAAGATTTATTACTGAAAAATTAAATATAATAATTTTATGATTTGCTATATTATATAAAATTATTACAAAATTGTAAAATATGTCACTTTCAATAATAAAATTACCGAGAATTTATTTTCTGATTATATTTTACTTCATATGTATCTCGTATCATATCTTTATTATTGAATAGCAATAGATTTGCACTTGTTTTTATTCTTTTATACTCTTCTTCATCATTTTTACAGTAATTTATTACACTACGGGAGCGATTTGGATTTACATTCTCAAATTGTGTACCGTATTCATCCAACATTTTCTCCAACAAT